TTGTATGTGGTCATAGTGCAGGAGGATGGTTAGGACGTTTTTTATTGAATAACGGGACTTTATATGGAGAAGAAACGCGTTCTAAAGATTATGTGAAGGCATTAGTTACTATGGGTACACCCAATCAATTTTTATTAAAAAAGGAAAATGATACAACTCGTGGTTGTCTGCAATATGTACATGAACATTTTCCAAATAGTTATTTACAAGAAGAAGGAATAAAATATATGACCCTTGGTTCAAGAGTAAAAAAAATAAATTTGCAAGAAAATTTAAATTGGAAAGAAAAAATGGTTCGCAATTCATACTTAACAGTGGTAGATAAACATCAATATGATGAAATTTGGGGAGATGGGGTGGTACCATATGATGCTTGTCATTTAGAACGCGCTAAACAAGTAACTTTTGATGATGTATATCATTTCCAGAGGAAAAACAAGAAATGGTATTGGGAGGAAAGTATATTAAAACACTGGTTATATGAATTAGAAAAAATAATTTAACGCCATGAATAACGTCTTTTTGATTTTACTGTTGTTATGTAAACAATAACTAATAAAACAGTAACAAGAATAACTAAACCAAATCCTAAATCTCCCATTACATTACCCAGATACATGTATTTTCACGTTTTTTTTAACGCATAAAAAATGTACTATATTTGTCATAAATGAATACATAGATTCCATAAATTTCCACATACTATATAATAATTAAATGAAAATTTAATTATGATATTTCAATTACAGACTTAGAGTCCACCAGGGAAACCAACTAAGTTAGCGCCGATACCAAATCCAGCACCTCCTCGTGCAGATGATGCCATGGAAGGTACAAAGACATCCAATACGGCAAAGGTGGCAGCAGCAGTTAAGGCAATAACAATAACTTCCTCCATCTTAAGAGATTGCTTAGGGATAGCATAGGCAGCGATAGCTACCATGAAACCTTCAATTAGGTATTTGATTACACGTTTAATCAATTCGCTAAAGTCAAACATTCCGTCCATTATATAATATAACAAACGAAAAAAAAGTTAGAATGATTTATAGATAAATCAAAAAAATACTTAAAAAATAATGAATATTAACATTATAAAAATGAGTGATAATCTCTCTTTTGAAAGAAAAAAACTTTCCGATGGAACTGAAAATCCTAAATATGTAGATGTTTTGGATGAAGACGAAGGTATTGCAGGACAAAAGTTCGCTTGTATGTCGTTTTTATCTCCTGATAAGATTTTAGAAAAACGTGAGATGTTTTTATTTGATCAATTTGTTCAACAATATGATTTTACTAAATCAATGACTAAATTTGGAGATTTTATTAATTTCATTTCTTATAAATATAATTTGGATGTTGAAAATGTTTTTAAGGATTATAATGATTTTTGCAAAGAGGAACAAGACATGTTGCGAAAGAATGGAGTAAGTGATGACTTCCAGAATTTTTTGGATAAGGAGGAGGATAAATTAACAGAACAGTTTCAACGTGATCATGGGTTCCAGACATCCGTTCGTGGTCTAAAGAATAGAGGTAATTTCGCAACACAAGAGGAAGCCGAATTACAATGTAAAAAATTGCGTGAAAAGGATCCAAATCATGATATTTTTGTTGCTCCTGTTGGAATTTGGTTACCATGGGATCCAAATGCATACAAAACCGGACGTTTGGAATTTATGGAAGAAGAACTAAATAAACTTCATCAAGAAAAGATTAAAAATGAGAAGAAAGCAAAGGAGGAATTTGATAAGCGTGTAAAAGAAACAAAACAAAAGGCAATTGAAGAAAATATTGCTAAAGCGGAAGAATCCGGAAATAAGTTAACCCAAACAATTACTGAAGATGGAACATTGATTGGTGTAAAGGAGACTGTAAATTTCGAAGAACGTACAGTTGCTGACGAGGAAGGTCGTAAGAAACATGAAAAAGAGTTGTTAGAACGTGAAACAAAACAGAATAGTGCGGCTAGTATTAGTGATGAGTTAAAGGAAAGTATTCAGGAAGAAACAGAAAAAGATGTAATTAAAGAATCTGATGATAGTGATAAAAAAGAAGAGGATTAAAAAATAATAATGTAATATAATTATTATTTTTACCATTTGCTTGTTGTTTTTTTAACAGTAACTTGTTGACTTGAACCTCTCTTTTTACTTCGAGAAGGGTCATATGCTTCATTTTCATCATCAGAGTCCATATTTTTGGAAATATCCCAAAACTCTTTGGATCCTAATTTAAAGTCTGGTCTATTTTCTGCTTTATACCAAAATATTTGATCGTATAATTTGTTTGATTTTGCGTTATTATTAATTACGAGACATTCATAATTTTCTGTTGTTTGATCCATGACAGATGAAAATGATTCTAATGTTGGAAACATTGATGCATAGTTTTCCCATATACGTTTTCGATTTGTCATATATGGTTCACGTAATATAAATACATAGTCAATATTGGTTCGTAAATTAGGAGGTATGCCTAAAGGATATTGCATGGTAATAATAAGCATAATTTTCCAATGTCTACCATTCATAAACATAAGTCGCATCATTTTATCTCGAGTCCAAGTTTGATCATATAAGCAATCATCCAAAATAACAAATGTTCTTGGATCAATTGTACTTTTTTTATACATTTCGATATCCTTATTCATTTGTTTTAATACTGTTTTTTGTCTTCGAAGAACGTTTTCAATAAGTATTGTATTATATTCGTCATGTATAAACAATTTTGGGACATGTTTTGAATAAAAACCATTACCTGCTTCCGTTCCTGATATTACAGTACCAATAGGAATGTCTTGATGATGATATAATAAATCTCGCACTAAAAATGTTTTACCTGTATCACGCCGACCAATCATAACAATAACTGGACCTTTATTTTCATTAGCATGAAAGGTAATCCATCGCATATCAAATTTTTTTAATTCTAATGTCATGTAACTAACTATAGAAAATGAATTACATTTAATTTATGAAAAAAATACGATTTATTCACGTTTATTTTTCACTAAAATTCTATTTAGAAACGTTATAATAATGTCTAAATTTAAAATACATTATCGTAAACCGGAATTAATAGATTTACCGGTTTTAGCAAAACAATATGAAGAAAATAACGATGAAAATTCACAATATAATGCCTTTAATATTCAACAACTCCAATTATATCAACCAATTTATAAGTTATTTTTTGAAATGAATAAAAATAATTATAGTTCAATTGCACTGAATCATAAGTATCATATAGTTGATTGTAATCATATTAGTGAAGGAAAAAGTATTATAGAAAAAGAAGTTTTCTTCAAGTTTTCACCTTTATTAGATCCTTATCGTTATATGATAGGTAAATATAATATCAACGATAAACGTATTTTTATGTTGCCGTCTTTCGATAGTGATGAAATGTCAGTTAATCAAAAAATACTATTGCATCACAATGCTTCATACATAGATTCATTTTTTTGCTTTTTAACAAGTATATTATTGAATCATCATAATGTTTTACATGGATTGGATTTTTACGGATCCTATTTGGGAATTCAGGATAAACATAAAGTTTCCTTAACTGACGATGTGGAATATTTACGAAATTCAGAATATTTTAACAACAATATTGGAAAACTATTTTATATTGATGATAAAAATGAAGATTTCTCTTTTAATCCATTTTTAATGATGCAAAATTCACGAAAAAATAAGCAAAAAATACAATTACAAAGTGATGATGATGTAATTGATCTAGATATAGAAGAACTTACTGAGCATTTTCAAAGTACAAGTGAAACATCTGATGTATTTGAAGAAATTTATAAGAAAAAAGATGTTTCATCTTCGGATAGTTCCGTTGATTCATCTTCTGATAGTGATGTTAATTATAGTTCAGACGAGGATAATAATAGTGAAGGAAGTAGTGAAGATGAAACAAGTAATAGTAGTGTTTCAAGTGAGATTGAAACAAGCGAAACGGATACATCAAGTGAAGAAGAAGAAATTTATGGATATATACACAATTTTCCTGTTCAAATAATTTGTATGGAAAAATGTAATGGAACATTGGACAGATTATTTGTCAATAATGAAATCAACGAAAAAAATGGTGCAAGTGTTTTATTTCAAGTAATTATGATATTAATACTTTATCAAAAGACATTTAAATTTACACATAATGACTTACATACCAACAATATTATGTATGTTGAAACAAATATTGAACATTTATATTATCAATATAATGGAATAAAATATAAGGTACCCACATATGGTAAAATATTCAAAATTATAGATTTTGGACGAGCAATCTTTAAATTTCAAGGACATCAATTATGTAGTGATAGTTTTTCTAAAGATGGAGATGCATCAACACAATACAATTGTGAACCATTTTTAAACAATAGCAAACCTCGTTTGGAACCAAATAATAGTTTCGACTTATGCAGATTAGGTTGCTCGTTATTTGATTTTATAATGGACTATGATGATGAGGATAAGGATTTAGATGAATTGCAAAAAACAGTAAAACGTTGGTGTATGGATGATAATGGTAAAAATGTTCTTTATAAAAAGACTGGTGAAGAACGTTATCCAAGTTTTAAATTATATAAAATGATTGCACGTAGTGTACATGGACATGATCCAGAAAAACAATTAGATTATCCTTATTTTAATCAGTTTTTAACAAATGAAAATGGTGAAAATGTATTAAATATTGATGAAATTCCATATTATTATGAAAAATAAAAATTTAATACATGTATACAAAGCAAAGATCATAGAGAATGATTTGATAAGGTTAATTAAGTTTATGCATATAATATCATAAATTTAATATTTCAAATTCTATGTTATACATTTTCATAGTCTTCATTTATTTCATTTGTTTGCTTATTTATTTCATTTATGTGGTCATTAATTTCATTTATTATGTCATCATACAACCTTTCAAAATTGTTACATAGGAAATATTCTCTTATATCATCACCAATTTTTTCATCATATGTTTGACAATTAATAGATTCATTTATACGTTTTTTAATTGTTAATTCTAAGCATTTAACGTTTTTTACTTTTTCAAGTGATAAATATCTACAATAGGGATTATCATAAAAATCGATGTCAGGAAAGTCTTTCTTGTTTTTCTGTTTTTCTGCATCTTTATTATAGTCAAATACTCTTTGTTGGGTTGTAGATTGCCCAATTTTGAAAAAATCTTTTGCCAATTCAACAATATAAAAATATCCTTGAATACTTTTAGTTGGTGAACTAGTTTTATAAGCACTAGGATTAATTATTACATATTTATCGGAATCGTCTGGCATACCACTATTCTTATATGCTTTATATACATCAGTTAAAGATTTAATGACTTTATGTAAGTCGGTCATTACACTTAAATTATATTGTGCTTTTAATGGTTGTAATTTTAAATGATGTTTTGATTGAGGGGATATACATTGCAATACACCTCTATAATTTTTATTTCCGGATAGGTTTCTTTTTACTATTGACCATTCAACTGGTTTATCATTAATAAATGTTCCTCCAATTTCAATATATAATCCTGAATAATCTTCTTCCGATTTTCCAACAATTGAATTTTTTTTTTCTTCTTTCGTCATATCACGTGTAACATATTGAAATAATGTAAAATCAGGGTTTTTTAGATTTGATATATCAAGATATTTTTGTCTTATCACTGAATTTCCATTTTTACGAAATTCATATGCTTTTTCTTCTATTTTGAATATATAACCATAATAAACATCAGGTTTTATAAAAAAATCAATTTTTAATTTATCGTAACAATTATGTGTGAATCCAATGACATCAATATTATCGTTTTCTATTTTTTTAAAATTAATATATCCAGGTAGTTTTATATATAATTCTAAACCTTCGTTTATTTCTTTGTAATATTTAGTTTTCAATTTTTTAATAAAATCATCAAAATTATAACATCCTTCAGATCCATCTTCTTCAAATTCTCGTAAAAAATCTTTGTTTTTTAATTTACTACATCTAAATATAGTCTTGGGTTGAAATGGATATTTATTTTCAGTATTATTAAAAATATCTTCAATTGAACGTACTACTTCCTCAGTTTCTTCTGCAAAACTTGTTGATCTATGTAATATTTCCGAAAATTGCGTATGGGTTATATCATCATTAATTTCAGCATCCCATATATCAGTTGTATTTGATTTAGATATATAATATATTTTTTTTTCAGGACAATACGTTACATGTGACCATAAACCTAATAATCTAAATTCCCAAAATCTTAGTCCAACACCTTTACTAGCAATATTTGTAACATCACGTTGACCTTCATTTGTATTAAACCATTTTACTGTATTATCAATATCCGTTTTTGTAGCCATTTCAGAATATCCTACTGTACTGCATCGATCATGAATATTTATATCAATAAATACTTGATTTGATTTGGAATGTTTTCTGTCGTCTATTACTTCATAAAATGAATAAATAATAGGCCAATTTTCAATACCTCTTATTTGACTTCTAATTGCACCTTTTTCAACAACAATGGACATTTATAATATATATTACTTTTAATCTTTATATTGTTATCAATTGAAAATTAGTAATTTCAATTGAAATCAAAAATCAATTAAATACTTATAATATATTTCTTTTTCAAAAATATGATATGAAAAATAAAATTGATTTATTTTATCTATTATTAATAAAATAAAACAAAAATAAAGAATGATGGAAATTGCTTGCTCTTCAAACACATATACCTTTCTTCATACTTCAAAAACATCTTTAGAGATTATTCGTGAAAACTATAAAAGAAAAACCATAAAAAGATCACCATCTATTCCTATTAAAAACAGTTCTCAAGAAAAAAATGATCTAAATCAATTTACTCAAAAAGATTATGATGAACTTTATAGTTAAAAACTGGGATTATCTGTAAATACCTCTGTTGACGCATTATCTAGAACTTTTGTTTCAGTAACAATATTAAAAAATTCTCGAATGTTTTTTTGAAAATGAAAATAAACATAAGCGCCACCTAATGCACATATTAAAACTAATAAACTATCCCTTACCATATCTTTTAATGGTTTCATTTGTTCACTGAAATATTTAATTTCGATAAATTTTGCTAGACAAAATGATAGTGTAATTAATACTGCAACTACAAATACGTCTTCCATATTCCTAAATATATGGTTGTTTTTATAATTTCCTAGTATTTATAACGAATTGAAACTATTTAAATATAAAATAACGTAATGATGTATGCGTTATTTTATACCGATATTATTTATTGTTGTCACAATGTCTTGTAAAATAAAAATTCCAATGAAAAAACAATTCACGGAATGGAAAAAAAATGTTACTTTCCCTTCTGTAAATTGGCCAAAGAAATGGTTTGTTATTCCTTATGAGTTAGAACCTTATGAAGTACACCAATTACTTATTATTTAAGGTAATTCTTCGGCTTCCAAAAATATATTAGCACTTTCTACCTTTGGTTCTTTTGGTTCATCTAAAATGTCAAAACCGGTTAGATCCATAGTATCTGTGTGGATTTTAATACGTTCTTCATCGTCATCATCAAAATCGTCTTCTTCTTCTGTAAGTTTTCTTTCCATTGCACGAGAAGAACTAATATTTTCTAAACGTTCAAGAGTCTTTGGAGCATCAATTTTTTCTATGGTATTATCCGTGGAAATGGCACTGTCAACATCATTGAATGTTAATTTCGTAACAACCTTTTCATCATCGATGTTTTTAATAGCGGGAGTTATAGGGACCTCTTCTTTTTCTTCTTCTGCCTTTTCCTGTGCTTCTTTATTTTCCTCTTCTTTTTCTTCTTCCTTTGTAATTTGTGTTTCAGGTATATTTTCAATATGAACTTCTTCTTCCTGTTCCACACTTTCATCCATATAAGCGCGAATAATTGCCTCAGTTGGAATACTTTCGCGAATAGTAGTTAATATAGCTTCTTGGATAATAAGTTCAAGTTCTCTGGCATTCTTTTGAGTCTGTAATGGAGACACATTTTTTTCAAATAAGTATACATTTGAATATACTTTTCGTGCTGTGTTGATATAAACTTTATGTATAAAGGGATCTAACTTTGGAATGGTAATATCAATCTTTTTTTGTTTATTACCAACTCGTATACAAGTTAAAACCTTTAATTGAATAATATGAACACAAGTAATAAGATCTTCTAAATAGTTACATCCAGAACGTTCAATAATTCTTTTACGTTCGTCTTCCACAATGACAGAGTTCCATTTAGGAATACGGGACAACAAATTTTGAAATGTCATCAAATATTTGCCCATCTCATCTGTATCTACACACATTTTCCATGCTTCATCAAATAATGACTTTAATCCTTCTTCAACTAAAGGTGTAAATAAACTAACTAAACGACTACACCATTCATTCCTTGCCTCTTGTAAATTGGATATCACGAAATCATCCATTTTACATATTAGGAACAAAACATTTTGTTGTAAAAAACGAACTACACATTATTTTTTATAAAAGTAAATATAGAAAACAAGAGCAATTTTTCATTCCTATATTCTGATTTAATTTTATGAAAATGCATAACTATTTTTGATCTTTGAATGTCTGTTAATAATTCAGTTTGTTTTATCCATTGTATTAAATCAATACAAGAATATCCTTCTTCACAAATTTGAATTGATATATTTAACCATTCTTTAAAAGGTTTGTCTAAGTTTAATTGTAAAAGTTCATCAAACCATTTTTTATTTAATTCAGTTTTTCCATAAACACTTTCTAAATGATGTTGATGTAAATTCAATATATTACCATTTGGTAGAATATAATCCGGAACATAAATTTCACAAAATCGTGATAAAATAGGATTTAACATTTTGTGTTTGTTTTCCACTACAATGAAAAATCGAGTATTGTAACTAAACGATTCAATACATCTTCTCATTGCTGATTGTGCATCAATTGTTAGACTATCAGCGTTAAATAAAACTATGGTTTTAAAATGTATTCCTTTTCCAGTTTGAATATTTGATTTGGCAAAAAATTTTAATTCGTCACGAATAAATTTAATTCCTTTTCCATGTGCACAATTTACATACATAACATTTGTTTTCAATTTTGATTTTTCGTTGTTGTAAATTTTATTAACAAAATTGTAAACAATCGTTTTTTTTCCTGTACCTGTTGAACCGTGAAATAAAATATGAGGTATGCGTTGATTACGCAAAAAACAGTCCAGTTTTTTGTTTATATTTTCATGTATTTGTAAAAAATTTTGATTCATTAATTTAATTCAATAATCACATTTATATATTTTTCAAT